CGATTGGGCCGTGTGGCTGTGGACGCAGCAGATCGTTCCTACCTGGACGGCGATCTCGACCGCGATTTCCGACGCCTACCACGGCACGATCGCGGTGGTGTTTGGCTTGCTGCGATGGGCGCTGCGAGCTTGGCGATTTCTTCACCTGGGTCTACGAGGCGCGGATCAAGCCAGCCTGGGACGCCGTGGGGTCGGCGATCCAGTGGGTCTACGACCACTGGATTCATCCGGCGTTCGAGGCGGTCAAGTCGGCGGTTCATTCCGTGGGCGAAGCCTTCGACGCGGCCGTTGCCTGGATCGGCAGGGTCTGGGATCGGGTCAAGGGCATCGCGGCCGTGCCGGTCAACTTCGTGATCGATTGGGTCTATAACCGGGGCATCCGCGCGGTCTGGAACTGGGTCGCCGACTTCTTGGGCCTGGGTAAGCTCGCCGAGGCCACGCCTATCCAGTTTGCCGGGGGCGGTGTGCTGGCGGGGTACGCGCCCGGCCGCGACGACGTACCGGCACTGCTGTCGCGCGGGGAGTCGGTCCTCACACCGGAAGCCACGCGGCTGGTCGGTCCGGAAAACGTGCTGGCGCTCAATGCTGCGGCCTCCGGGCGTCCGGCCACCGTGGTAGGGCGCGGCGGATTCTCCGGCGGAGGCATCGCCCGGTTCGCTGGCGGTGGCGTCATCGATTCGCTCCTGTCCCTTGTGGAGGGCATCGGCGAGGGCGTGGTCTCGCTGTTCAAGGACCCGGTCGGTTGGGTCAAGGCGCGCATTGGATTCCCGGACTCTCCCTGGATCACGATGCTGGCCAAGATGCCGGGCGAGTTGATCGGCAAGGCCGTGGACTGGCTGTGGGCCAAGATCAACCCGTTCTCCTCCGGCGAGCCCGGTGCGCCCACCGTCGGCGGCGATCTGGCCGGGTGGATTCGCGCAGCGATGATGTTCGCGGGCGTGCCCGCGAACTGGGAAGGACCGCTGCGGACGCTGATCATGCGCGAGTCCGGCGGCAACCCCCGCGCGATCAACCTCTGGGACATCAACGCCCAACGGGGAGACCCGAGCCGGGGTCTCATGCAGACCATCGGGTCCACCTTCGATGCCTACCGAGACCGGCGGCTCTCGGCCGACATCTACGACCCCATCGCCAACCTCGTCGCGGGCATCAACTACATCAAGAGCAGCTACGGAACCATCTTCCGCGTTCAGCAGGCCGTCGGCCCCACCCCACAGGGCTACGACCAGGGCGGCTGGCTCCCACCCGGGCTGTCCACTGTCTACAACGGCACCGGCCGCCCCGAGGCCGTCTTCACAAGTGATCAGTACGAGGCCCTGGTCGGACAGATGCAAGCCGGAGAACCTGCGCGCTACATCACCGTCTACGCGCGCACCGACGCCGACCCTGAGCACATCGCTCACTCCGTCGATCGACACCTGGCAATCGGCACGCGACTGTAGGGGGTGAGCGATGCCGCAGGGCGCGCACGTCTGGACCCTCGACTGGCTGACCCTGCATCCCGACGGCGACTACCGCGATGCCTCCGGCGTGCAGTGGATTCTCACGAAAGAGCAAGGTTTCTGGAGCTCCCCGGCCACGAACGCAAGCCTGTCGCCCCGGCTCGCGCGGCACGGGGCCTACCGCTCTCCGGGATGGAAGAAGCAGCGCACGATCTCGCTGACCGGGCGGGCCTACGCCGACGACTACGCCGTTCTCCGCCAGGCCGAGTCCAATGTGCTCGGCCTGCTGTCCGATCCCATGAAACCGGCGACGCTGACTTGCTACTCCGAAATCGGCGCGCTGTGCTGCGAGGTGTACCTGGACGACGAGATCCTGTGCACACCGCTGGACGTGATCAGCGAGCCCGGGATCGAGTTCAGCGTTCAGGTCGTCGCGCCCGATCCGGCGAAGTACGCCGTCGAACAGCAGGTGATGTCCTCCGGACTCCCGCGCGACGCAGGAGACGGGCTGGACTTCTCCCAGATCATCGCGGGCGACACGAACCAAGGGCTGTTCTTCGGCTGGGGTGCCGATGACGACGGGCTGACCTTCGGCACCTCGAACGCCTCCGGGTTCATGCTGCTGACCAACCGCGGAACAGCTCCGACCACGCCGGTCTACACGCTGTACGGCCCGCTGACCAATCCGACGCTCACCGCCGGGACCGCGAGCATGCGCTACAACGCCGTGCTCGCAGCAGGGGAATACGTGGTGATCGATCCAGCGGCCCCCTCGGTCCTCCTCGGCGGCACCGCCGGGCGTCGCCAGCTCCTCAGCCCCGCGCAGTTCGGAGCCTTCGCCGTACCGCCGGCCAGCCCCACTGGCGAACCCGGCGTGCTCTCCGTCGGCCTCACGCACACCGGAGCGGTCACCGACAGCGGCTACGTCACGGCCGTCGTCCGCTCCGCGTGGTTCTAACCCGATTTCCCGCTTACCGGAAGGAGATCCCGACGTGGGCGTGTACTCCAACGAGCCCGACCCGCCGGTCTACTACCAGGCGGTCGAGGCGTCCGACTGCGTGCGCTACACCGACCTGAGCCAGGCGCAGTGGTTCATGGACCGGATCAACTACGCCTTCGGCGGCCAGCAGTCCACCAACGTCCGGATGGGTGAGGACGGCACCACGATCCGCTGGTTCGGCTACTACTTCCTGCACCTCGGTGACTGGCTCTACAAGGGCAACACCGCGATCACCGACGAGGTGCTGCGGGCCTCCGGACTGCGACCGATCACGACCGAATGGCCGCAGGACCCCGCTCCCGAACCGGCGCCAGGGGCGTAAGCAGTGGTCGCGCTCGGAACCTCGGTTACCTCGGCCTACGACCCGTGGGCGGTGCAGTCCCGCGTGGGGCTCACCGATGCGCGGCTGGCGCTGGATTCCGTGTTGATGCCGCGCCCGAACCTGAGCTACATCGACTACCGCAGCGGGATCATGGCCAGCGGCGACACCGCCGGAGTAGGCGGCAGTTCGCACATGGCCATGAGGGTCAAGCCCGCGACGTCCGGCCTGGCGGTCACCGTCGAGATGGGCAACGCCGTCATCAACACGCCGGGCCTCGGCGCGTACATGTGCGCGCTGGACTCGGTTAAGACCCTGAGCCTCGCGGCATCCAGTTCAACCACCAACCGTATCGACCTGATCATCGCGAGGGTCTACGACGATCTGAACCCGGCCATCGCTTCCGCGTCCGGAGTGCGCAAGTTCGCCGTGGAAGTCTGGCAGGGCGACCCGAGCACCAACACCCCGGCGGAGCCCGTTCCTACACCAACGTCCGGCTGGCACCCCCTGGCAGCGGTCAAGGTCAACAAGAACGCCACGGCGATCACCACCACGGACATCACCGACAAACGCGGGCCGGGCCTGGTGGCACGAGGCGGAATGCGGTCGTTGTTCGGACCGGACGCTCTGCCGGGCAGCTCCGCGTACTCCGAGGCCGGGGCCTATCCCGGCGATCAGCGCTGGGTGCACGCCTCGGGTTTCCAGCACCAGGTCTATTACGGCTCACCACAGGGCTGGCGCGGTGTCCACAACTGCATGGTCTACACGGCGAATCCGCCGCTCGGGCAAATGCTGTGGACCCTGGGCGCGGGCAACCTGAAGTCGGTCTGCTCGGTGACGATTCCCGACCCCGGCACGCCCTACATGATCTATCCCACCGCGCGGCTGGTCACGCAACAGTCGCCCGGAACGGCAGTCGATGTCCACACCAAAGTGGACGATCCCATTACGGGCTCAGCGGTCAATTGGGTCGGCGACGACACGGGAAACGTCAACGCTGACACCCGCCACGTCTACTCGGTGCCGCCGATCATGTACGGAGAGCTGACCGGGCAGCACACCGTCTATCTGACGGCTCAAGTCATCGCCACCACGACCGGCGGCGGATTCGGGTACCGGGGCAACGATGTCGGACACAACCTGCTGTCCGTCTGCGTCTACCCGTCCACAGTGCAGCCCCCGGCAGTCTGATGAACGACTGGCGAGTCATGGTGGCCGAGACGGTCACCGGGAACGTGCTGGCCGATGTGACGCCTCGCGACCTGCCGTCCTTCTCGCGGAAGCTGACGGACAAGGGAACCTGGACGATCAACGTCGTCCCGGACGACCCGGCGAACGCCAGTCTCGATCTCCACTCCTACACCGACGCCGGGCGGTTCTCCTGGGCGATCATCTACGGCACAGTCGTTGTGCAGGCCGGGCCGACGTTCACCCACTCCTACGACGAGAACTCCCGCACGCTGTCGGTGTCCGGTACGGGCATCCAAGGGCTATTCGACCGGCGAGTGTTGCGCAACCCCCTCGGATACACCGCGATCGTCAATCCCAGCGAGGACCTGACGATCTCGAACAAGAGCCTGCGCGGCATCGCCCGCGAGATCGTGGCCGCCAACCTGGCACAGAGCGGCTACGGCC